TTCATTGTGTTTGTGTTTTGATTAAATAATAACCAAATATACAAGTTTTTCACAATCCACCAAATTTATTTTTGTAACCTTGTTGCAATTATAGGAAGGCATACCTACCCGTGCCACGTTTAAGGCTGAAGTTCTGCCAAGCCAATGCCAAAGCCATAACTGCATCATCGTGAAAGCCTGAAGGTGCGGAGTACTTAACCCCCGTTGCCGTGTATTGATACTCAAATACTTCTAACTCCTGGCTGATTATCCCCTCAGGGTAGCCAATCTTACCTTGATGTATCGCAGCTTGTAGCCCTTCCATTAGCTGCTGCTTACTTGAACTTGTAAACTTTAATCCTTGTATCATTACCCCTTCTCTTTGCAGGTCTTCGAGTATCGGGTCTCCAACCCCCGTAGAATCGACTAGGATAGGGCATTTAGGCAGCCTAAGGATAGTTTGCTTGGTATTGTGCCAATCCATTTGGAAGCGGTCAAAATAAGCCACATTCCCGTCTTCGTCTAAACCTACTATTACAGTCCAATCGACCGACTTCGCCAGATCAATTCCATAAGCTACTACCGGCATTGTAGTTACCGGGTGTAAGCACTTGCGTATATGTTGAGTGCCGAAAGGGTTTGCTGCGTTCTCCGCAGGGTTTGCCATATACTCCTGCTCAAATACAACCTCTGGCAGTTGCTTACGAGCATCGTCTATTTCGTTTGGATCAATGTAAGGGTTATCGTATGTCGTAAACTTAAAGCTTTGCCAATCGGGTTCGGCTTTGCTAAATAAACTAAAGAAGTAGTTTTTGCCTTTAGGGGTGCTTAAGAATATAGCCTTACCCTTGTAGTCAGTTAAGGTAGGTCTTATTGAGTTTAGCCACCCGTCTTCTAAGTTAGGTATAAAGGAAGCCTCGTCTACTATTACCAGGTTAAACTTTCGCCCTCTTAAGTTATCCAATCGTTCCCCCGTAAAGAACTCAACCTTGCCGCCATTTGGAAAGCTAATATTTAAGTCCGATTTGTTATTAGGGAACGGAAGGCTATTGCATAGCTTCTCAAAGAATACCTTAGCCAATTTATAGGTAGGGGTTATGTAAGCAACCTGACCGCCTTTGATTGCAGTTGTAATACATTTGATCTGGCTTAACTCCGATTTGCCGAACCTTCGACCGCACATAACAACTATGTATCTAGCTTCGCAGTCAAGTATCTTCTTTTGGTTTATATGTCCGTTCGGTAGTTCTATTCGCATTAAAGAATTGTCTTGCCGTCTACAAATACTATCTCAATTCTGTTATCTGTTTGTATGTCCATTTGTTCCTTAGGCTTACCATAAACACGGGTAAGTAAAGTTTCTAAACTATAAAGGCTGCCCTTCTCTAAGCTTTTACGCATAGCTGCTGCAATCGTCTTTTCTAATATCGTTGCCTTCGGGTTATCCCATACTGTTTTAAGTTCCTCTAAGTCCATTGACATCATAGCTTGTATGGTATCGTTTATCTCAGCAAGTTTATATCCTTGTTCTTTGAGTAGGCTTACATACTTACGAGGTCTGCCGTTTGGGTTACCAGATTGACCTGGTTTAAATGGTATTAAATGTTCTTTGCTCATTCTGTTATCCTTCTGTTTTAAACCATTGTAAATAAATTTGATGCGCTATTTGTGCGGTCATAATTGGAGGCACAGACATACCAATAAGATATTTAGGTTTTATTTGTTTAAAGTTATAATCTAATGGATATGAACCTCCTAAAATTATCTCTTCGTCTGATAATAAAAAGGGCTTATTGTCGTGTATTAAAGGGCTTGATTCACTTCCAATTATAGTTAACATTACTTCATTATCATTAATAATTTTAGAACCAAAATAATTTAATTTACCTGTTATTCTTAAACAAGAACTTCCTAAATCTTTTTCATTTGGTTTTTTATTATTCCATAATAGTAAAGCTTTTCCAGTTAAAGGTTTCCCATCACTACTACTTTTAAGATATTTAAATAATATTGGTTTTTCATTAAAATCTAATATTAAAGGTTTAAAGTTTAATTCTTTTTTATGCCCAATAAAAAATACCCTTTCTCTTCTTTGTGGAACTCCCATAGATGCCGCATTTAATAAAAATATTTGCACATTGTAACCTGCTTGTTCCATTGTTTGTATAATCTTTTTAGAATACGCTTTTGCATTACCTAAAATAATACCTTTTACATTTTCTAATAAAAATACTTTTGGCTTTAGTTTTATAATTGTATTACAATACTCAAATACTAAGTCATCTAATGTTTGAACAGCTTGCCCTTCCCTAAATTGTTTTTCTTTGCCCCAAGCCTTTTCTCTACTTCCTGCCATTGAAAATGTAGAACAAGGGGGGCTTCCGTCTAATAAATCAAGATTATATAACTCTTCAGGTAAATCAATAAGTTTATTAAATTCTCTTATATCTTGATTATATAAATACTTTGGATTGTGATTTGTTTTATATATATCAGCTACTTGTGGGTCAATTTCAACACCACCTAAATGTGTAAAGCCTGCTAACTTATAACCCATAGTTGAACCTCCACCACAAATAAAAGTTCCAAATACTTTTAAACCATTTGATTTTATACCTTTTGCTGGGTAGCCATCAGTCAAATTCCATTTATAAGGAAATTTACAATTATTGTATTCGTATTTAATCATTGCCTAATAATTTCCAAATTGCTTGTTCTGGTGTAGGTGCTATTTTTGATAAGCTTTCTTTAACTATATAATATTCCTCTTCAGTATATTTTAAATTTATAGTCATTGAGTCGGTAATATCATCTAAAGTTAGTTCTTTATTTTTATCTTCAAAACTTGCATTATCAAAACCTGGTATATCTAACCCCCAATCTTGTAGCTGCTCTGCATCCCAGTTATTAGCTAAGTCGTTCCAATCCCATTCGCCATAGCCTACGTTATCTTTAACTATAAATTCCTTTTGCTGCTGCTCTGTTAGTTCACTTGCTTTAATAATAGGTATTTCTTTAAGTCCTGCTTCCTTACAAGCCTTTAATCTCATATTGCCACCAAGCACAACCATATCGTCATTAACTACGATAGGTCTAAGTTTTAGCATTTGTGGGAACTCGTTAATTGATTTTACGAGCTTTGCAAACTTATCGTCCTTGATTATTCTGGGATTGTTTGGGTTTGCTTTTACTGTGTTGATTGGTACGTTTTGTATCATAGTATGCCGTTAATTATATCGTTTGCTTCGTCTATTGCGTCTTCTTGATCTAAGTAAGTGTCTACGTCTGCTATATGTTTGTTAATTAGGGTTTCTGCCATTGAGTAGGTATATCTGCCTATTGTAGTCATATTGTCTCCATTCATACCAGTCTTACATACCGCTAAGAAGTATGCTTTATGGGTTAATATGTACCAAATGGCTTTTAACTTTCTCATCTGCCTTGACCTCTGTATGCTTTTTCTCTTGGCGTATGCTTGTTAAATGACTTCTTTGCAGAGCCTCTCTTCCTTTTCCCGAATGAAATTTTGTTCTTATTCTCGTTACCTTTTGCCATAATTTTTTGCGTGTATGTCTTTTAAAAACTCTTTATATTGTTTCTTGTCTCCGTACTTAATATGGCATTCTCTACAACAACACATTAGGTTTTCTATTACGTCTGCCTTTTTAGTTCCCCCCATTCCCCTCGCTTCTATGTGATGTATATCAGTTCCTACACCACCACAAACCTCACAAGGAACAAACGATGTAACGTCATAGCCCATTCCTTGTAAGTAGATTTGCGTGTGTTTCTGCATAGTTTCCCCATTAAATTTCTTCTTTGATTAATAATTAAAAAATTTAACTATGCAAATTATTTTCCGTCTATTTCTTTTAGTTTATTAATGGCCCATTCAACACCACTAGTTCCGCCCCAAGCGTCCCACATTAACCCACCGCAACCTTCACTATAAGGAACGTCTTTATGTTGTTGGTGTCTTTTAAAGGAAGCCATACGAGCAATCGTATCTCTACTAATCGGCTCACGATTTGCCAACTGTCTTGCCCTTGCCTTACCAGTTGCTTCGCCACACGAACCCCAACCATTTTTCTCAGCCCATTCTATTGCCCTCTTTGCGTTGTTAGTAGCTGACTCAGGATAGTCGGTATAGCTTTCAGCAAACTTACCACCTGCAAGGATAGCCTTCCAAACCTGCATAGCTTTCTCCTTTGTATCGTACACGCAACCGCCTTGTCCGATTTTCCATTTTCCTGAACTGCATTGTGTTACTGGCATAGTTTACTATAAATATACTTTCGGTCTAAATTTATCTCGTCAAAGTTATACTTCTTTTGGCAGAACTCAAACAACTTCTGTCCGCTTTCCTTTCTCATATCCGCATCGCTTACTAAATCTCTTATATGTTTATACCAATCCTTCTGACTTTTAACGTAGTGTACCGGCATATCTAAGTACGGATTGACATAGCTAACTATGGCAGGGTTCTTTTTAGCAGCCGTTTCTAATACCTTTAAATTTGACTTCATAGCGTTGAACTTGTTATCTACAAGTGGGATAACTGAAATATCGCTATCCGTATAAGCACCCATATATTCCGTAACCCTTGCATAGTTATAGATCGTGGGGTTAAGCTTTAGTCCACAAGTAAAAGCATCAATCATTTTATCCCAAATAGGTTTCTCCCCGTCATTGTAACCTGCTATTACAGTTCTTATATTCATACCTTGTAACCTTTTAAATGGCTGCCTAAGTATTTCTATATCCCTTTCGTGCGTTCCGCTACCTGACCAAAATAATCTAACCTTGTAATCTTCGGTCTTGTTGTCCTGGAACTGCTCTTGCCCATAAGGTAAAGCGTTTGGTAATATGTGAACGTTCTTATTGTATATGTTTATCTCACTTGCTAACCTTTCGTGAGTGCAGGTACATAGGTCTGCTATCTGTAAGTAATCTGTAATTAATTTAGGTATGTTATTATACTTGTATCTCCAATATAACAAATGGCTTTCGCTAAGTTCCCAGTAATCGTCATTGTCTACTACTAACTTAAAGCCGTACTTGGTGCGCCAGGTGTCCATTTGCTTTGCATCTATTTCGTTAAGCATTCTATTCATTAGCACAATATCCCACCCTTGCTCAAGTAGTTCGTCATTTAGTACATCGGTAATAAGTGCGTACTCCTTTTCTAAGTGTACTATCGGCATCATAATTCGGTGCAGTCCTACACCTGAGTTGGCAGAAGTTATACAAAGTATTCTCATAAATTTATATAATATGTTTTATTTCCATTTGTATAAGCAGATACATTATTGCTATGCAAACTCCAGGTCTTTTGTACTAATTCATTTTTATTGTAACCATAAGCATCAATACTATTTTGCTCAATATGATTTGCGGTATATTCTTTAATGTATTTCGTATGCAAACCTGCTGCTCTGCATCTTGTACAATAATCTAAATCTATTGCTCCGTATGGGTCAAGTTCTTGATTGAATGCACCAACTTTATTTATAGTTTCTTTTGTGATAGTAAAGTTACCAGTTAAATCAGCCGTGTCATTACTCATACTATCTAAAGGAATAGAACAAATACCAATAGTTTTGTCTTGTAAAAAGTCATTTCTTATTTGCAACCAATTATCAGGTTCTAATATATCGTTACCCATAATAGTTACATAATCTATATTATCAAAGTTTAAATTCCTTAAGCCTTTATTAGTTGCAAATGCTATACCTTCTTCATTAATAATAGTAACTATATCAATATGCTTACCTGCATTTTTGATATTCTCAAACAATGTATCTATGTTCCTATCTTTATAGTTTAAGTAGATTATTGCATTCATTATCTTATGTTTGAGCCGATTTCCCTTGCCGGTACTCCTGCGTATTTTGTATTGGGTTTTGCATCTCCTTTTACAAAAGCACTTGCACCTATCATACAATTTTCGCCAACGTTTGCAAACTGATGTAATACTGCGTTAAGTCCTATATTAGCACCTTGATCTACAATAGAGTGACCACCTATTTTTGCTCCGCAACTTATAGTAACATTGTCTAAGATTGTGCAATCGTGTCCAATGTGTGCGTGTTTCATTATAAAACAATTATTGCCTATAAAGGTATCTATTTCGGTACCTGCATCTATTGTTACAAGTCCTGTAATAACATTGTTATCGCCTATGTATACTTTTCCTTTTTCTTTATTCCAGAACTTTTTATGCTCTGCTTTGTCTCCGATAATACAATAAGCACCAATGTAGTTTCCGTCTCCGATAATTACGTTATCTCCAATGATAGCGGTGGGGTGGATAAAGTTAGCCATTCTTTTTTTTATTTTTAGGTTTAGGTTGTTCTTCGTACCAAGTATATAAGCGTTTAATCATATCGAAGATACAATTACCGCACCATACTGTTAATATGAAATCTGGACTCATATATTTGCGATAAATATGCTCGTACATTTTTAAGATGTCTAAGTCAATATTTCGCACATAGCCGTTTTGAACTGTATGCCAATTACCAATGTGTTGATCTAAAAAGTTGCGGTGTTCTATTTCCATAAGTTCCACATTATTTTTGAAAGTAAAGGTGCTAACACTCCCGGAATAAATACAAACGCTATGATGTCAGTACATATTGCAGGTAGTAAATATAAAATCAAACCTGTCCAAGCTGCTAAACAACTCGTGCAACTAAAAG